CCCATGTATAGGTATTCGTTGCGCAAAATTTCAAGCGCGCGAGATTGACGAATTAAGTACTTGCTGAAATCGCCGAACAGAATTAACTTGGAAGCGGTGTTGATTGTGCTGTCCATGTCCTGGTTGATGACGTATTGGAATCCGTCGATTGTTGCAGGTTCGCCCACGATAAAGGAAGGCTGCCATAATGGACGCGCGTCAGATGCTCCGATTGATAGCTTTTTGATATACGCAAGTACATTATCGTGCATCATAAAGCGACCGTTGCGGCGATATTCAGGATCTACGCTGTGTACCAAGTCGAGAATCTCGGCAAATGTGATTGCAGTAGCGGACGCGGCGGTTTTACCAAGTGTTGAACCTGTTACAACTCCCTGAGGCTGGGAAGATCCTGTACCGGTTGTACAACTTTCGTTTGCAGCACGCCCAAAACGCGTACCCATCAAATTAGCGACGTAGGCTTCAATGTCAAATGCGCTATCCTGGATAAGCTCCTTTGAAAGCTTAATAAGATCGCGGTAAGTGTACGCACCAACGGCAACCTGTGCGAAGGTTGTGTCTTGAACAGTCGCGGCGCTACCTTCGGCAACGAGTACCGCCTTGGCGCTCGTGTCATTGTTAGTAGGGAAATTTAGGGTATTTCCGGAATCAGTCAAAAGCAAATTTGCAACTTCCAAAACGCCGCCGTACGCCTTCATTGATTCAATGATCTGATTTGCAAGGCTAACGGGAACAGTAAATCCGCCCAAAGAGTTAGTGCCGGCAATTAGCGTATTAGTTCCACGTTTTTCTAAGATAGAACGCTCGGCATCTGTCATCCGCGCTTCGCCTTGAATCATGTATTTGCGGAAAACGGCGTTAAAGTCGGCGTTTACTTCCTCAGAATTGCGCTTATCATTTGCGCGACCTCCTCTCTCCTCGTTCTCATAAAAAAGCTCTGCTGAGCGCTTTTCAGCTTCAAAAGCTTTTTGGCTGCGTTGAAAGGATTGGTAGGCTTCTTCCTGCTCCTTCTCAGCGCGGGCAAAAGTTGCCTCTAATTCGGATTTGCGGACATCGGTAAGCCCTTCCACGTTGAGCGCGGAGGCAGCTTCCTTCATGGCACTAACTGCGTTGTCGTGCCGCTTTTTAAGTTCTTGGATTTGCTCTAAGTTCATTTTAAAATTTGATTGAATTTAAAAAAGCGGCCGCGTTTGCCTTCGCAATTGCTAACCGGATGTTTATGTTTTGGTTTTTTGGAGCTTCTACTTTTTTTGCGCCCTCAAATGAACGCTTGGCCACTGTTGTATCTTGGTAGGCCGGGAACGTAACCGGCGCAACGTCGTAAAGCGTGCCGCCTTTTAGTAGTTCCCTAACTTGAACTTTGCCTCCGTAAATTGCACGGTCAATCCATTCATCCGGAATTTTGCCGCGTAGTTCATCCGGATCCAATTCGCTCCAATTTTCGTCCTTTACGGTAAATTGGAATGAGCTTTGGAATATATCCCCGCGCTTTACCTCCTCGTAAGTGTCACGGCCTATTTGTGTGTCGGGTAAATCAACTTCATATTGCAAACCCTTGTCATCGACTGTTAATCGAAGTGTATTGTTTGCCGTTCTACCAAGTACTAAATTTGAATCGTGGTTTTTTAGAGCGGCGGTTTTGCTCGTGTCCATACCATCAAAAAAGGAACGGTTCACCTTTTCCAGGTACCAGCCCATTGAAGTATAAGTATCAAATATTGCAGCCGTGCCGCCAATTCTCATTGAGCTGTCATTCTCTGCCCGTTGTTCGAGCGCTCCAATATTTGCAAGACGTACTTCTGCGTCCGATATTGTTCTACTGTTGTGAGTCATTGTTAGGAGCTTGTAAATTTTCAAGAGTAGTCATATTGACCTGGATATAATGTTTTTTACCAAGCCCGTCGGCGATTGGATTCATATTTTCAAGGCGGCGAACCTCGTCCAAGCTCATAACGCCCGCGTTTAGCATTTGGGAGTAATATTGTGCGCGTGCTTGGGTGTCACCGCGTAACAAAGAGTCAAGATTAAAGCGGAAAAAATAGTTAGCCCGGTCGGATTTGCGTATAACGCGGCGGTTTAACTCGTCCTCAAAGTTCTTGACGATTGGACGGATTGTGTGTGTTACGAACTCGATTGACTGATGTTCGATATTTCCAAAAGTAGCGCGCTCAAGGTCGCCAATTAGGTGAAGCGGCACTCCAAAAAAGCGGGCAATTTCTCGAACGGTCATATTTGACGACTCGATGAATTGTGCATCCTTTGGACTGAGCGCAATTTGTTGGAATTTAGCACCGCGATCTAATACGCCGATCGATCCCGTTTCTTTGTAGTTGCGCATCACGCGAAGGAAATTTTCACGCATAAAGTCGGCCTGCTTTTGATCCAACGGTATAGGAGTTTCTACTATACCGCGAAGGCCGCCGCCGTTCTCATACATCGCCGCGGCATAGTCATTTGCAGCCAATGCCATTCCAACGGATTCACGCGCATAGGTTAAAGGACTTTTGCCCTCGATGCCGTCATCGGAAAAATTACGAATGTGGAGAACCTCTCCGGAGTCAAGCGTTTCGCTTACTCCCTCGTTTGTGTTTTTGTAAAATATTTTTCCTTTATAAAGGTACGGTTCAACAAAATCCGGATGGAGTATTTGAAATCCGGAAACGCGGCCGGTGCGGTCAAATTTCAATTTGGCATACGCGTTGCCTCTCATCATCAAATGAAGCATAAACGTACTCCGCCAAGTGTAGGAGGTCATCCGGTCGTTTGGCTCAATACAAACCGCGTATTGTTCCGGAGTACCTGTAATCTCTTCGGAGCCGTCATCTAATTTCCTGTAAAATCCTAATTGGAGGCTTGCAATGGTGCGAGAAAGTAAGCTAACGCACGCGTAAACGGTCGATACTTTTAGTGCTGTTTCCGGATTGACCTTTTGACCGGCAACCGACGGCCCGCCATTAAGCCACTCGATAAACCAGCTGGAAGGATTCGACAACGTCGAGCGCTGTTCCGGTTTTGAGCCGATTAAGGCTTTGAATTGGTCAAATAGTGCCATTTGTGCAAATATGGTAGGATATTACGCTTATTTCCGCGTTTTTTGGGTAACATTATAGGCGTTTAACCTTTTTCCGTTCGTTTTTTCGCATAATAGATAGGCACTTTCGGAAAACGCCGTAATTCTTGTACTTTTTACGCCCTTTTTTCGCAAAAAACGCCTGCTCTAATTCATTATAAATCAAATAGCGGGCCTTGTATGGTTCGTTTATACAGGCGTCATCGTATTGCTTTTTAAATTCACGCGCTTCTACTAAACGCCCCACGCTTTTAGAGTGTGTTTAAACGGTTGGCCTTCAATACCTTTAATCAATTCCATCATTTGTAAGGCAATTTCGCGAACCTCGATTTGAGCGTGTTTGTCGGCTCTTTGGGTGTAAAAATTATGAAAGGATCGAAGGTTAAACATTACATCAAAGGTAATTTGAGAGTTATACAATTTAAAATACCTTGCGGACTCTTTAGCGCGCTTCCTTCCAAGTTGCGGCGTTAGCTGTTTAACAGCTTCGTGGTAGAGTGCGTTTGATAGGTTGCTGAATAATGATAAAGCGCTACTCCAGTTGTAAGGTTCGTATAGTTGCGTAACAAAAAAAGCATTAACCTCCGGATCTGTAATTTCATCGTAGTTCAATTGAGCGTGCTTGAAATCCACCGGAACGAATACTTTGTCTTCCTTTAATTCTTTGTAGCGCGCACTCTCTGCGTTTATGCTGCTAATCCGGTGCTTTAAAAAGTGGATATGTGTTGCAATATCGGCAGTAACTAAAAAATGCACCATTCCTTTTTCAAAGGGCGTTCCGTGCGGAACTGGATCGGCGCTCCAAAGTTGATTAATTAGCGCCGGTATTCGCTCGCGTTTTTCTTCCGATAATTCCCGGCTCGTGGAAGTCCAAGCGCTTAACGCAATTGTTTCGTCCGATCCGTAATAGCCTAAAAGCTCAACTTTGTTTGCGTTTATCATAATATCGTAAATACGTTGTAATTCGTGTTAATTTCGTCCTTAAAAGTTACCCATTGCCCAAGAGCCATAACAAGCGCAACAATTCCATCTACTTTACCATACGCTTCACCTTTGACAACCTTAATGTTTTCGTGTGGATCTTGTTGAACTACTGCGTTAGATGCCATCCAGCGTAGTACTTGGTTCCCTCCGTGTTGGATTTGTCCGCTTTTAATTAATCGTTCCAATTCCTTTGTAGGAGCCGACATCGATAGAAAGCCCTGACCAAACGGAGAAACCATTATTCCCGAATCAGTTAGGCGTTTAGAAACTTGTCCGGCGCCATAGCGGTCGTACCCAATAGAGTGAATTTTAAACTTTTGCGCGTCGTCGTCAATTTGTTTTAAAATATAGTCGTAGTCGGTGACGTTGCCAGGAGTTGCGGTTAGTTCGCCATCTTCGATCCATTTAAGGTAAGGAAAGCCGCGAAGCTTTGTAACCTTTATCGCCTCATCTTCGGGAACCCAACATCGAAATAATATCTTTATTTTTTCGCCTTCGCTTTCCGGAGGGAATAACCAAATGAGCGAACAAGTATCTGAATTAGATGCCAAGTCAAGCCCACCAACGCAAGAGCGGCCAATTAGCTCCGACTCTGTGACAATCTCGGCGCCCTGCATCCAGTCGGCATCGTCAATCCAATTATCTAACGACGTTACCCAAACATTTAGATTTTTGGTTAGGAAGTTATTTTTTGCGGTGGTTCCTTCCGTGAGCGCTTTTGATAGCTCTCGGCGTAAGTAGTCGTAAGAGATGGAAACGCCAAGCGAAGGATTTGCCTTTTTCCATATTCGCTCGTCCTGCCAGTCGTCATCCGGATCAATGTCAAAAATCAAAGGGAAAATACCTGGATTCGGTATTACGCCGTCAAGAATTTGTTTACAGGTTTTTTCAAATGTCGCGCAAACTCCATCCGGATTTTTGCCCGCCGTTGTAATCACCCAAATTAAAGGACTTTTGCGCGCTCCCATCCCGGATTCAATTACATCCATCATGTCGTTATTTGGGTGGGCATGGTACTCGTCACAAATGCCGTAAAAAGGATTTGTTCCATCTTCAGATTTTGAGTCGCGGCCCAAATACGACGTAAATCCATTGGCGTCGCGGTCGGAGATTGAATGAGTATAGACGCGAACTTTACTCGAATAGGTTGGCGACTTAGCGCACAAAAGGCGCGTCATTGCTTGCTGCTTCCTAAATCCGATAGTCGCTTGTTTTTTGGCGGTCGCAAACCAATATACTTGGGCGTCGCGTTCGTATTTGTCGAAGCGATGCCCGTAGATGCCAATTCCCGATAAAAACTCGGTTTTCCCGTTTTTACGCGCTATTTTGATATATACTTTGAAATATCGGCGCCAGTCATTACTTTTTACCTTCCATCCATATACGCACCACAAAGTAAATGCCTGCCATCCGTGCAAGTCGAAAGGCTTTCCGCGAAAATTTCCCTCTGAAAATTGTATGTGTTCAAAGAACTGCAAAATGTGCATCGCGGCGGCCTCGTCAAAGTAGTAAGGGTAATCTTTGGCCTTTGCCGCTTCCAAGTCTGCAACGTGTTGAGCTACTAATTTGCGCGCCCACGAACTAAATACTGATTCCGGATTAAGCCCTTCGGAAATAAAGTCATCTACTAATTTGCGCGCCTCCTCTGCTTTCATATTAAATCGCTTAACGGATCGTT